CGCGCAAGCCGTCGCAAAATTGCAGGAATTAGAGAGACGAGCTTCAGAGAACGGCAACTATTTTGCAGCTATGCGTGCTATTGAATTGCAAGCAAAACTATTGCGTTTTGAAATGAGCTGATGCCTTCAGTTCTTGCGGGCTTATGTGAAACCGAGCCGTTAATGGCTTTTGCTAAAGCCTCGGCGATTAACAATATTCCTACAACGGCAGATGTTTTGGCTCGTATTCAAGAAGGGCTTTTGCCTCATCAGCAGCAATTCTGTGATGATACGGAGCATCGGAAGCTCGGCTTAGTTTGCGGATTTGGAGCAGGTAAAACACATGCACTAGTAACTAAGGCTGTTTACCTTGGATGCCTGAATGTTGGTTATGTGTCGGCCCTCTTTGAGCCAACGGCTCCGATGTTGAGAGATATTCTTCAGCGCACAATGAATGATCTTTTAGATCAATGGGAGATCCCTTTTGATTTTCGAGCAAGTCCGTTACCGGAATACACGCTGCATTTTGCAGAAGGGAATCACACAATATTGCTTAGGACGATGCTGACTTACCAACGCTTGCGGGGCCAGAATCTTTGCGCAGTGGGCTTTGACGAGGCAGATACTGTGAATACCTACGACGCAGAGCAAGCAACGATCATGGCTCTTGCCCGTCTTAGATCTGGAAATGTACAGCAGTTGTATTGCGCTACTACTCCTGAAGGTTATGGATGGGCATTTCAAACATTTGAGAAAGAGGCCAAAGAAGATACTGCTTTGATACGCGCCAAGACAGCCGATAACCCATTTCTACCAGATGGATTTATTGATTCATTAAGGGCTAATTATCCAGATAATCTTATAAAGGCTTATCTTGAAGGGCAATTTGTCAACCTCACAACGGGAGCAGTATATCCTCGTTTCTGTAGAGAAAAACACATCAAGGAGCCCGATGACTACAGCGATGAGCCGCTATTGTTAGGGTGTGATTTCAACGTAGATAATACAAATGCTGTCATTGGTGTGCGTGATGGCAATAAGTTAGTAATAATCGATGAAATTTCTAAAGTTTATGACACCGATGCATTATGTAAAGAAGTTGGACGCCGCTATCCGCACCGACGAATTAGATCGTTTCCCGATGCCAGCGGAGGCAATCGCTCTACCAATGCTGCGCGGACGGATATTGCCATTTTGGAGAGTTATGGATTTAGTAATTGCTCAGGCAAGTCGAATCCGCCGATAAAAGACAGGGTTGCGTCGGTTAATGCGTTGCTATGTAATTCAAAAGGGGAAATCAAATTAGAAATCGCACCTAAATGTAGAAAACTTATTGAGTGCTTGGAATTACAAAGTTATGATGAAAAGACAGGTGATCCCGATAAAACGAATGGTTATGACCACATGGTTGACGCATTGGGGTACGCCGTTTACAGAGAGTTTTCTATGCTTTATGCGCGTGCAGGAAGGGGAACAGGCATTAGGCTCTATTGATATTGATTACTATGGGTTCAATGTTCCCGCTGAGGTGCGATGACGTTTAGCGGATATAGAGACAATCGCCGTCAAGCACAGGCGAGGATAACCGAGGTTAATGACCCTAACCAGGCATGGATGAATCAGCAACCGCATTGGGTGTTGATAGAGGCATTACTTGGCGGCACGTATGAGATGCGTGCAAAGCATCGGAAGTATTTATTCCAAGAACCTAGGGAGACAGATTCGAGCTATGATAATCGGCTCGCAAGAAGTTGTACTGCGCCTTTCTTCCCCAGGCTCGAGAAAATGTTGGCGGGTATGTTGACTCGTAAGCCTGTCCGATTGAATGATGTCGCTGATGTAATTAGGGAAGATTTGTTTGATGTTGACATGTTGGGAAATGATCTAAATATTTGGACATACGAAACAGCCCGTAGATGTATCCGGTATGGACATGTTGGGGTTTTAGTTGATGCCCCATCTGAGGGTCAAGGCGGCCGACCTTATTGGGTGACTTATACCCCACGGGACATTATTGGTTGGAGAACAGAGAAGAAAGAAGGAAGGGAGCAATTAGTTCAGTTGCGTTTAGCCGAGAAAGTTGTTGAACCTGATGGATTGTATGGAGAGAAAGAAGTTGAACAGATTAGGTTGTTAACCCCAGGTGGATTTGAAATTCACAGAAAAGATAAGGATAAATCTGATTGGGTGATGATAGAAGAAGGAACAACAAGTTTGGATAAGATCCCATTTGCTGTTGCTTATTCCAATCGTGTTGGGTTATTGGAGTCACGCCCACCGATGGAAGATATAGCGGAATTAAATTTGAAGCATTATCAAATAACCTCAGATTTGGATAATATGCTCCATATCTCAGCGGTCCCACTTCTCGGATTTTTTGGTTTTCCTCCTAGTGCTGAGGAAGTTAGTGCGGGCCCAGGCGAGGCAATTTGTTTTCCAGAATCTGGGCGGGCGGAATACATAGAACCTAGCGGGAGGAGTTTTGATGCTCAGTACAAACGGATTGAGCAGGTCGAAGGCCAGATAAATAATTTGGCTTTAGCCGCTGTGCTCGGACAAAAACTCAGCGCGGAGACTGCTGAAAGTAAGAAAATCGACCGGAGTCAAGGCGACAGCACTATGCAGGCAATGTCACAGCAGATGCAGGATTTAATTGATAATTGTTTGACGTTCCATGCGGAATATCTCGGTAGTAATGAGGCAGGCAGCAGTTTTGTAAATCGAGACTTCTTGGCATCACGCCTTGATCCGCAGGATATAGGAAGTCTTCTTCAGCTTTATACCGCAGGCACTATCTCACAGGAGACATTACTGAAGCAGTTGCAAGAAGGGGAGGTTTTAGGTGACGAGTTCGAGGTAGAGGAAGAATTAGAAGCAACACAGAATGCAGGGCTGATGGGAGTAGACCAACCGCTACCGAAGGCATCCGCTGAAGAGGAAGATGTAGAAGAGGCGGTATGAAATGCCGACTGATATCCCGTCGAGTGTTTATAAGAATGCGATAGATCTAAATCGCTATAGCAATAGTGTCGCCAAACGTCTTGTCGTTTCATACAACCGGATCATTCTTGATTCAATAAAAGAATTACAAGCAATAAATCCAACGAGTTACAGGGCAGGAGAATTAAGAACAATCATGGGATCGTTAAAGACAAGCCTTGATGGATGGGTAACAGAAGCGGCTAAGTCTATGAAGACGGAGGTGACGGGATTAGCAGAAAGTCAGGTCGAATTTGCTGTTCTTGAGATAATGAATCAAGTCAAGGCAGATATTGGGGATATTGTTAAAGATCCGCTTGTGTCGCCTCAATTTGCAGAGGCAGTCGTCAGTGTTGACCCGACTGAGTTGAATATGGTCACTCTGAGTGATGATTTACAGCAGAAAGTAGGAGGGCGTAGGGGATCAACATTTCAATTGGGAGCAAGAGAAGGTGCTTTGGTTACATTGCCGAACGGCGAATCTTTAGAGAAAGCTTTTAGGGGATTGTCCTCGAGATCAGCGGAGAGATTCCGACTTGAAGTGCAGGATGGATTGTTGACGGGTGAACCTATCGAGAGGATTGTGAGAAATCTGATAGGTAGACAAGGTGGACTTGGCTTCTCTACTGAAGCTAGAAGTGCAGCTCAAATTGCCGCTGCTGGGGGAAAACTTACCCGTCTAGCTGACCACCAGATCATGGCTTTGGTGAGAACAAGCGTTAATCAGGTATCTAATGTCGCGACGCAGCAGACTTATAAGGCGAATAGGAATATCACTGACAACTTCATGTTCGTTGCGACGTTGGATAGTCGAACGTCTTTGGTTTGCGCTGCTAATGATGGGAAAGAATTTTCTTATGACGACGGTCCTGTCCCTCCGTTGCATTTCAATTGCAGGTCTACGACCGTTGCTGTTCCTAATTGGAAGAAGTTGAAGGAGGTCTATGGAATAGAAAGACCAGATGAACCTGCCATGAGAGCAAGTCCTGACGGTTTAATTCCTGCAAAGGAGAAGTACGGCGATTGGCTTTATAAACAAAGGATCACTGATGACAAGGGTCGAACAATAGGACCAGGTGTTGCACAGATAGAAGCCTTAGGTAGTAAAAGAGCTGTTTATTTCAACCGATTAGCAGCAAGAAAAGGAGGTCCAGATGCAGCGATTAGGAAGCTGATAAGAGAGGACGGTTCAGAAAAGACCTTAGAAGACATAAGGAAGCAATACAAATTAAGAGCTATCACGTTGAAGAAGATCGAAAAACTGGAAGAGTTCCTTACACCCATTGGATTGGGTGCTTCAAAAACCAAAAACATTGATTTTTCCTATCCTGATTACAAAAAACTGGAATACAAGAGCAAGGAATCGTTCACTAAAACAAAAGAGGCTATAGAAGGATGGGCAGACCTTGATTATGACAACATTCGAGCAGCTCAGTCTCTTCAGGCAAAGAGAGCGGGATTTTCTTTGTCTGCTTATGACTTAAAGAGGGCGGCATCTCCAGGATTGTCCCAATACGAGAAGATGGCAGACCGAATAGAAGATTTCATAAGGAGAGCACCAAAGTACGACGGAATGGTATGGCGTGGTTATGATTTTAAGGATCAAGCTTCTATCAATTCTTTCATTGACAGTCTTTCGAGAGGCAACCCTTTAAGGAGCCTGAGTTCTTGGACTGGTAATGCAAAAAAAGCTGGTAATTTTGCTTTGGAGGGATCTGGAGAGAATACAGGATTAGTGCTTCGAGTTATAAACAAAAGAGGCGCACCGATTGGTTCCATTGGTGGGTCGGGTGAATCTGAGATATTGATGCCTAAGAATGTAAGATTTAAGGTTAAGGAGGTTGTCCAGCGAAATATTGGACCAGTTTGGAATGAGAGAGATTTTATTTATACAGAGGTTCTTTTGGAAGCACTTTGAATGTAAAGCCTTGTTGTTTTGCGAGGTTCTTTAAGAAGTTTTTCTCATTAATTTTCTTGTTTTTGGAATCCTCTATAGGGGGAGGAGCTGCCCAGTCAGCAGGGATCTTGTCTTTTGCCATGTTTGTACTATATCGTTTTTGCTAACATTAGCCTGATGTTGTTTTTGACTTATGTCTAAAGGATTATTTGCAAAGCTGAACGACCTAAAGGGCAAAGGCACTAAAGCTGTGAAGACAACGACGAAGGTTGTCGAAAAAGAGGTTAAAAAAGCTGCTGGATAGTTATCCTTATGAGAAGTGTCGTCTAGGTGGTTATGGCTCGTAGGTATATCAGAGACAAGGCGGGTCGTTTTTCCTCGAAAGGTGGTGGAAGTAAAAGGCTAGGGAAAAAAACTTCTTCTCGGTTAGAACCTGATTCGAAGAAAGAACATTATGGGATGGCCGCTAAGAGAAAAAAGGCTGGACAAAAAGTTGCTCGTAAACTCTTCAAGATAAAAAGACGACAAACTAGTATTAAGACAAAGAAACGGCAATTACCGGCAACTATTTCAGCGGGGAAGATCGCGAACCGCAGGAAAAAAGTTCAGCTAGGTTCTCCTCTAAGAGGTTATAAACCGAGAGTAGCGAAGAGAAAAGCTTGGGATAAACCGAAGGATACTTTAAGAAGGATTGGTGGACGACGATGGGCAGCCACTTATAGTGCAATTCATAAAGTCTCTAGTAAGTAGTTATGGCTCGTCGATACGTAAGGGATAGTGGGGGCCGGTTCGCATCAAAGGGCGGCGGCGGTAAACGTAAGGGCAAACTTAGTAAATCGACAGCAGGACGCAGCGCGAAGGCATCTTATAAAAAAGCAAGTCGGGCAGATCGTAAAGAAGGATTCGGTGCTTCGAAAGCAAGGAAAAAGGTTATTAAGAAACAAACAGGCAAGACGGCTTATGTACAAAAGGGCAGTTCAGATTTAGGACGATCAAAAGCTCCAAGGTCTCGGACTAAATCTCAAAAGATCAGAACCAAGATTGACAGGAAAAAATTTGCTAATAAAGAACTAAGAGGGAGCGAATTTAAGGGCAAGAAGAAGAGGGTCACCAAGAAGGCAGTCGCAGCAAAGAAAAAAGTCGCAGCAAAGAAAAAACCTCAAGAATCAGCCAAGCAACGTTATAAGAAAGCAAGGACAGCAGCAAAGGGAGCAGAAAAATTTAGAGAGCTAGATAGAGGGACAAAAGAAGGGAAGAAAGGGGCAGCGGCGAAGAGGAAATTTACAATGATGAAGAAGTCAATGAGGAAGGGCGCAACAGTAGGAAAGGGTTATGGAATATCTAAAAAAGGACAAGAGGCAAGAAAACGTTTTGTTCAATTGAAGCGTGAAAGAGGCGGAGCGTTAAAAGGAAAAGGAACGGCGGCGCAGAAGCGGGCGGGTATGGGATATAGACAGACACAAGCAGCTTTCGGTTTGAAGACTAAGGGCAGAGTCCCTAAAGGGAGGCTCCCTGGAACCAAGACTCAAAAACAATATTTAAAAGAAATGCCAAGGAAGCAAAGTTGGACGGGTAAAGGAAGTAAGGCGGCAAGACGGCTAAGTCAGATAAGAGGGAAGCGGCGTTAATCGTCTCCTAGGAATTCCTCTAGCGTTTCAAGTCCGGCCATAGTGTCATGCCAGAAACCAGGGACGAGCATGGCATCTTCATCTTCATCTGTAATGCAGAGGGTTAGTACATCTGCCTGCAAATTGCCGCAGGCAATGTAGACCTTATGCTCATTTCCTTCACCGTCTACATCGGGAATGGTGCTAAGAAAATCTCTTAGTTCCTTAACAGTGAAACCTTCTTCGTTGACAATTGGTCTAGGCATTGGGGTTGTTCCTAGGATTTGTTGCTAACTTTAGCTAAATATGACCTTACGGGTACATGTCTGAAGAACAAACAGAGACTACGTCTCAAACTGAAACTTCTAACACTGAAGTTGCTGCTCTAAAAGAAAGCATCGAGAAATTAGAGCGAAAGAATCATGATCTAATTGGCAAAATTCAAAAAGCCAAAAAAATTCCAGATGATGTTGACGTAGAAGAACTCATTGAGTTCAAGCGAAAAACCGAGCAAACTAAGCTCGAAGCTAAGGGGGATTATGAGAAAGCTCGAGCGTCTCTTGAACAGCAATTTCGAGAAGCCACTGCCGAAAAAGAC